ATCCGAGACATGGCGACGCCGTGATGATTCATCGCCCTATGCACGTTGGCACCTGGTTGGATATAGACGGCGGAGGGGCGCTGCATTGCGTGCGCGGAGCCGGCGTGGTGTTCACTTCAGACGCATCCTGGCGCATGTCCGGTTTCGGCCGGCGCGAGTTCTACGCATTCGGGTTCAAACCATGACCGCCTCAGTTATCTACCTCCACCACGCCCTGACACCGCACAAGCGACGCATCGAGCATGTTTCGCCGCGCAGCATTCGCAGCCTGGCACCGGACTGGAAGCGACCGCATATCGCCATGCTGGATGGCAAGGCGGTGATGCGCGCAGACTGGGGCCGCACATTGCATCATGGCGAGACATTGGCGTTCATCGACGTGCAGGCCATCCCGCAACAAGGTGGTGATGGTGGAAGTAATCCATTGCAGGCGATCTTGATGCTGGCCGTCTTGGCCTTCGCGCCGATGGCCGGAACGTGGATCGCAGGCCAAATGGGCGCAACGCTGGCGACGGGCAGTTTTGCACTGTCGATGGTTGAGACCATATCTGTGATGGCCGGCATGATGCTAGTCAACGCACTGATTCCGCCTCCCAAGTTGACCACGCCACAACAGGCGGCGGCATTGGCCGCGCCCTCGCCGACGTACAACCTGCAAGCCCAGGGAAACACGGCCAGGCTTGAGGCGGCTATCCCGGAACACTTCGGCCGGTTACCGGCGTTTCCAGACTATGCGGCCCAGCCCTACCAGGAATATGCCGGAAACGAGCAATATCTCTACCAACTGCTTTGCCTCGGGCGCGGCGAGTACGACATCGAGGCAATCAGGATCGAGGACACGCCGGTCGAGGTGTTTGACGATATCGCTTATGAAGTCGTGCCGCCTTACCAGGCGGTGACGCTTTTCCCGGCGAACGTAATATCAGCGCCGGAGGTAAGCGGGCAGGATTTACGTTGCGTCGCCGCCACCTACGAGCGAACAGGAACCACCGTCACGGTGACATGGCCCGGTCATGGGCTTACCACCAGCAACGTGGTGAGTATGGATTTCACATCAGGCGGTGCGCTTGATGACGTTTACGCGGTGCAATCACCAGCAACAGACACGTTCAACTTGACGACAGCGGCAAGCGGAACCATAGCAGCCGGAAACACCTGTTCAGTTGGCGTAACGCTTGGTCCATTCAACGCCAGCGCACCGGAGACGGCCTGCAACTACATCGGCTTCGACTTGGTGATGCCGCGCGGTCTCTACTACGCGACCGACACTGGCGCACTGGCGCAGGTATCGGTGACGGTGGCAATTCAGGCCGCGCCGATCGACGATGCCGGGGCATCCATAGGCGCATGGGTAACAATCGGCACCGAGACAATATCGGCAGCAACGACAACCCCGCAGCGGCACTCGTTCCGGTACAACGTCACGCAAGGTCGGTATCGAATCCGTGCCTGGCGGGTTGATGTTGAGCAGACTGATTCGAGGTATGGGCATGATGTCGCATGGGCCGGGCTTCGGGCCTATCTACCGGACACGCGGACCTTTGGCGATGTGACGCTGATAGCGATGAGGATGCGTGCCAGCAACAATCTGAGCATGCAGGCGAGCCGCAAAATCAACGTCATCGCGACGCGCAAATTGCCGGTGTGGAACGGATCAACATGGAGCGCAAACACGGCGACAGCCTCGATTGCATGGCCTATCGCCTACGCATGCAAACAGATCGGGCTGACAGACGCTCAGATCGACTTGCCGACGCTGCTGGCGCTTGACGCGACCTGGGCAGCGCGCGGCGACGAGTTCAACGGCCGATTCGACAACTTCATGTCGTTTTGGGAAACGGTCAGCAAGATCGCTGCGGCAGGCCGGGCGAAGCCTTTCATGCAGGCCGGCGTAGTCCGGTTTATGCGCGACCAGGCCAGCACGATCCCGGTGCAGCTTTATTCGATGAGAAACATCCAGCGCGGGTCGTTTTCGGTTGACTACCTGATGCCAACGGCAGATACCGCCGACGCAATCGACGTGGGCTATTTCGATGCGAACGCATGGGCGCCCAGGCGCGTCCGGGCGATGCTGCCAGACAGCACGGCCGCACGTCCGGCCAAAATAGAGTTGTTCGGCGTCACGTCGCGTGACCAGGCTTATCGCGAGGGTGTTTATCAGGCTGCATCGAACAGGTATCGCCGCAAGTTGATCAAGTTCAGCACCGAAATGGAGGGATTCATCCCGTCCTTCGGGGATCTGATAGCGGTACAGCACGACATGCCGGCGTGGGGGCAGGGCGGAGAAGTCACGGCTTGGAATGCGGCCACCAGGACGGCAACCTTGAGCGAGATACCAGACTGGGGCGTCGGAACGCATTACATCGCATTGCGCCGTCGCGACGGGTCAGTCGATGGACCTTACGCCATCATCCAGGGCGGCGGCGAGCGGGATGTCATCCTTGCCAGTCTGCCGGACTTCCCGGTTTATGTTGGCGGAAACGAAGAGCGCACGCATTACGCCCTCGGCGCGGCCGAAGCCTATCGCCAGCCTGCGCGCGTGCTTTCAATTCGCCCGAGAGGCCTGCATTCGGTAGAAATCGAGTGCATCAACGAGGACGCCAGCGTTCACACCGCCGAAATCGGACTGACCGCGCCGGCCATCCAATACAGCCTGTTGGCCGGCTACACAAACGCGCCTGTAATCGAGGGTCTTACCGTGCGGTCATCGCCATCCGACCCGCTGAAAATGCTGCTCAGTTGGAGGGCTTCGGCCTGGGCAGAGTATTACCTGATCGAACAGTCGAGCGACGGAACGAACTGGACGCGGACAGGTGAGACGGGAACCAGCAACTATGCCGCTACGGCGCTCTATGGAAGTGCAACCCTGATTCGCGTCGCGGCGGTTGGTATCGCCAAGGGTCCGTGGGTGCAAGTCGCCTATGGCGACGCAGCAGACTACGCATGGAACGCCGACGACACTACCTTGGCGTGGAACGCCGACGACGCAACGCTCGCATGGAGATATTGATATGCCAACACTACCCGCAGCAACGGACCTCACCGGCGCGACCATCACCGAAGCCCAACTCAAGACCGCGCTTGTTGCCGTTCGAGACTACATCGCCACCTTGCTTGGCACTGCCGGCACCCAAGCTGCGGCGCTGACCGCGATTGGAGCACTGCTTAACGGATTCACGGCGAAAACGGGCGCATACACCATAGTGTCGACAGACAGGGGAAAGCTGGTCACTTGCAGTGGTACATGGACATTGGCATTGAACGCGGCAGGTACTCTCGGAGCAGGTTTCGCCTGCGCCGTGACCAACATTGGCACCGGCACCATCACTATCGACCCGAGCGCAGCGCAAACAATCGACGGTGCGCTGACGCTTAACCTGGCACCTGGCGAGTCGTGCATCTTGTTCTGTACCGGATCAGTCTGGCACACGGTGGGCCGCACCAAATCTCCGGCCGGCCTGGCATTTGCAGATGAGTACAACAACAGCACGCCGGGCGCATGGAGCGTGACAGCGCCGGCAGGGGCAACGTCGGCAGCGGTGACGGTGATTGGTGCGAGTGGGGGAGATGGTTACGGAGGCGGCGATCTTTGTAACAAAGGAGGATCTGGTGGATATTCCTTCGAAGTGTTTACCGTGACACCAGGTATGGTATTAAGTGGGGTTGTAGGGTCGGGAGGTCAACATGACACGGCTGGATGGTGGGTGAATGCGCCTTCAGGAGGTGCAAGTACATGCACACAAACCGGCCAGACCTGCAACGGGGGTCAAGGAGGTTTGAATTCATATTACGGGATATATGGTGGATCGGGCGGCAGCGCCTCAGGGGGTACGATAAACACAGCGGGTGCGACAGGAGCCGTGCAGCAACCCAACGGATACACCTACGGCCAAATTGGTTACGCCGCTCCCGGCAGCATCCACATCCAATGGAGAACCTGAGCATGAAAAAAGCACTGATCGACCCCGATGGTCGCATCGCACAAGTCGAGTTTGAAGAATTGTTTCCAGTCGAGCCGCCGATGACGTGGGTCGATTGTCCGGACGACTGTCAGGCGTACTCGTGGAAGCTACAAGATGGTGTGTTCTTGCCACCGGACCAAGCCGTAATGCTCGATATGGTGAAGGCGGTGAAGCTCGCTCAGATCGAACGTGACAGGGATGCGGCTTGCGAGGCCAACATCGCTGCGCACGGACGTATCTGGCAGGCTGATGCTCGATCACAGGCCTTGCTAGGCCAGGCCATCACACTTGCCGGTGCAGGGTTGCCTCTGCCGGATGTTTGGCGTGACGCCAGCAATAACGACATGACCATCACCAGCCTGACCGACATGCTCGCGATTGCCGGAGCGATAGCGATTCAGACGCAAGCAGCCTATGCGGAAAGTTGGGCAAGGAAAGCGGCGCTGGAATTGGCGCAAACAACAACGGAAGTCGATCAAGTCTGATCTACGCGCAGCGAACCTGACACAAGCGACGCACCGTAACAGGCGGAACCGTAAATTTCGATCACGCAAACAGAAAGGCGGCAGACATGATTCAAGAGGGTGCGAATGTAAAGACAGGCGAAGCGGTGACCGCCAGGATGGACCGCGAAGGTAACCAACTGGTCAGCTCCCTGCGCACTGCTTACCGGGACGATTTCAACGGGGCGGCGCTCAACCTGGAAGACTGGGAAGTTGTGCGAAATGACGTTGGACAAGTCATCAGCGTGGCGGGTGGCGAACTTACGATCAATGCCGGCACGACGGCGAACGAGCAAACCATCATCCGCAGCAAGATTCCGCTTTCGATCCCGGTGCGGACTTGGTTCATTGGTCGGCTCAGTCAACGCATCGCCAATCAGACGTTTTGGCTTGAATTGGTCAACGCGGCTGGAGACATGGCGGCGCAATGGAAACTTGACGGCGTAACAGCGACGACTGCCGTCTACAACGCACTTAATGGTGGCAACGGCACGGAAAGCGTAGCCTCCGCCATCACGTACACCGCGACTGATGTAATTTTCGAGATCGAACTGTTCGCCGATGAGGCGTGGTTTGTTACCAGAATACCAAACGGAGTTAACGCCAAGGCTGCGAACTTCTGCCGCACTAACAACGTCCCATGCCCTTGCGATACCTACTACGCGCAGATTCGTGTGGTCAATGGCGCCACCCCTCCGGCCAGCGCAACTCAGTTGATCCTCGGTGCGGTCGCGATCCAGGACATCAATGAAATGACCGTTGAAGTCACTGGCGGGCGTGGCGACTCGGCGGCGGCCAAGGCGATTTCGGTGGCAGGCACGGTGACAGCGACGGTAGCTACCACCACGCTGGCCGGATCGACCACAAACGCATCAGGTTCGTTCGTTAATCGGGTGTCTCTGGCAACCAACAACGCGACACTGGTCAAGGCCACTGCTGGTTCGCTTTACTGGATCATGCTGACCAACAATACCGCGTCGTGGCGTTACGTTAAGTTCTTCAACAAGGCAACTGCACCTGTGCCTGGAACGGATACTCCAACAATCACCATTGGCATCCCTCCCAACGACACGGTGACGGTGGCGAATGCGGTCGGCATGAGACTTCCGACAGGTATAGGTTACGCGATCACCGCCGGAGTTGCTGACCTTGATAATACGGCTGTCGGTGCCAATGAAGTTGTTCTGGCATTTAACTACACATAATCGAAAGTAATCATCATGCCCCTGACCAAAAACAAGACCCTGACCTATCTCATCAAGTCGGTGAAGATTACCGACTTGTGGGATGCCGAAATCGAAGTAGCTGAACTGGACGGTGCGACCGAACTCCGCCGCGTCACCGTCACCGCCTCGGCCAACATCGCGCCGGCCTATCCCCGCCCTCGGGCTGGACGCTGGATTCGGTCAACTTCAGTTTCACCTACAGCTATCTGTTGCAGCTCAATACCCCGTATGGCTCAACCGCCAGCGTCTCGGGCGGCGGCATCAGCCACACGCTGACCGGATCGGCCTCGCAATCCGGCACGGGCCTGAGTCAGAGCGGTTACATCGCGTCGTCGAACAACCTCACCCTGACAGCGGTTGCCCCGGATACCGCCCAATGCTGGATTCGCGGCCTCACCGTCAACGCCACCTATACCCGCAAGCGCGTAATTGCCAACTCCACCACGCCCGCCAACAGCTCCCTGTTCAACAACTACCAGTACGCGCTGACGGCGGCCCAAGTGTTGGCCACCGGCACCTTGAACTGGATCGCGCTAGGACAATGATGACCGAACCCGCCTCAACCACCACCGGCATCGTCGTCGGTGCCGGCATCGGCCTCACCGGCACAATCCTCGGCGCGCAGATCGACGCGCTACTGATGGGCATGATCGCCGCCGTGTTTGCCTCGATCTGGATGCCGTCGATCGACAATCGCATCCGCGCCGCATCCGCCGTCGCCATCGCCACTCTGCTTGCCGGATACGGCTCGCCGGTACTGGCCCACTGGCTGGCCGCCACCCAGCCTGGGCTGGAAGAGCATGGCGCCCTGCGCATGCTGCTCGCCGTCCTGATCGGTGGCGGTTGCCCGGCCCTGCTGCCGGTCGCCATGGAGCGCGTCCAAAAAATCATTACCGGGGCGCAATCATGAGCCTGATCACCGCCCTCTGTATCGTCGCCCTGATCATCATCCTCGCCCGCACTGTCCGCGTTGCCGCGCGCATGGACGTGCATCGCTACACCGGCCACCGTTTACGGTTTGTCGCTTTTGCCCTGTATTGGGCCCTGCTTGCCGCCGGCGCCGTCGCCATCACCGCCGGCATCGAGCTGGGCGGCCCCATCCTGCTGATCGCCCTTGCCCTGCAAAAAATCAGCGACCGGAGACAACAATGATCGGATCAAAACTCCTTTGCGCCATCATGCCCACCTTGCGCGCAGACCTTGCCACCCGCTACGTCCCACACATCCAGGCCGCCTGCCTGCGTTTCTCGATTGATCGCCCGGCGCGCGAGGCTGCATTTCTTGGCCAGCTTGCCCACGAATCCGGCGGCCTGAGATACTGGGAGGAGATCGCCAGCGGCGACGCCTACGAGGATCGCGCTGACCTCGGCAACACCCACCCCGGCGACGGCCGCCGCTACAAGGGACGCGGGCCGATCCAACTCACCGGCCGCGCCAACTACCGGCGCGCCGGCCAGGCCCTCGGCATCAACATCGAGGATGCGCCCGAGCAGGTATCTTCCCCGAGCGTCGGCTGCCAGGTTGCCGCCTGGTTCTGGGCGGACAAAAAACTCAACATCCTTGCCGATGAGGACAGCGAGGATGCCTATCGCCGCATCACCCGCCGCATCCATGGCGGCCTCAACGGCTGGCAAGATCGCCTGACCTACTGGCGCCGCGCCCGCCTGGCGCTCGGACTGCCACCGCTATGATCAAACAATGGGCGCGCTCCTGGTTGCCCCCCGAAGCGCGCCGCTGGATCGTGGCCACACTTCTATTCATGGCCCTCTTTGCCGGTGCAGTCTGGTGGTACACCCGCCCGGTGCCGGCGCCAGAAACCCCCGCACCCGCCCAGCGCCAGGCCGACGGCTCCCTGATCCTCGCCCGCCAGCCGGATCCAGCCGCGCCGCCCAAACAGCAACTCCCGCCGCGCGCAAAACTTGAGCGCGTTGTATCCGTCACTGTGCAACCCCGCGCCCCTTCACCCGCGCCGGGCCAGCCCTGCCCGCCGGTCACCGTCGATCTATCCCTGATCAAAGAGCCAGACGGCGCCCGCCGCATCCTCGCCAGCAGTCCAGACGGCCAGATCGTCGGCGGCCTCGATGTGCCGGTGGAGCCGATCGTCATGCCGGCGCCGGCAAACCGATGGGGCGCCGGCCTGAGCTGGTCGCCCATCAATCGCACATCCGGGATCTGGATCGAGCGAGACATGCGCATCCCGTTGGTTAATGTCGTCGCCCGTGTCGGCCTGGATATCAACCAGGCCGGCGGTGTGCAGACGTCTGCATCTGGGATTGATGCGCGGGTACGGGTTGGGATTGCGTTCTAGCCGGCCGGAATCTGCCGGAGGTATTGCTGATATTTTGCTGTAGTTTTGCTGAACCGCATGGATTCAGGGGGTTCGGATATTGCCCATGCAAACAAATAAAACTCTTATATTTTTCATGTAAATCAATGCTTTACGATGTTTTTAAAGGTTGTTTTTCGAGCCAAATATTAAACAATCAGCATCATATAAATCAAATACTTGCACGGGGGTTTTGCTGAACTTTGACCGTCACCCATTCCGCGCCGCGTGTGTCTTTGTAGATCGCGGTTGAGCGCGGGTCTTTGTGCCCGAGCAGCATCTGGGTGTTGATGTTGCCCTGCTCGGTGTACATCCGTTCAGCCAGGCTGCGGATTTCGTGGAACGTGGGCGGCTGCTTGTCGCCCCAGTCAATCCCGGTGGCCAGCACCTCGGCATGAAACATCTTGCTCAGGGTGTCGATCCAGATCGGGCTTCCCACCGGGCTGTTGCCGCGTGGGCGGGTCTGGTGGATAACGTGCCGGCTCACAATGCCGGTTGCGCGGCATTCGCGGATGACTTCTCCCAGCGTCAGGCCGAAAACTTCCAGTTTCAGATCGAGCGGGATGAAAACGCGCGAGCCGGTCTTCTTCTGGATCACCCACCAGCCGCCGTCATGCACGTCGGAGAACTGCGCCAGTGCGATGTCTTCGCGGCGCTGACCGGTGAGCAGCGCCAGCGCCATGGCATTGCGCAGCCAGACATGCTGGGTCTGTTGATGCATCCGCTGGAAGACGTCGAAGGTGAGGCGCGTGCGTTTGATTTCCGGGCTGATGGCACGGGTCTTGGCGGCCGGGTTGTCTTCCGTCCAGCCTTCGGCGATGGCTGTCTTCCATATCTCGATGGCTTCGCTGCGAATCGCTTGGGCGGCGCGTTCCTTGCCCTGGTCGATGTAGGTCGCCAGCAGATCGGCGATGTCGCGCACGCCGATGCTGTTGATAGGTCGGCTGCCGATGTGGCGCCGGATGGCGGCGCCGTTGCTCATCTTGGCCTTGAGCGTGTTGGCGGCCAGCTTGCCGCGCGCGTGCAGTTTCTGGGCAAGCTCTTGATGGTGCCGGATGACCTTGGCCAGCGTCGGGCCCTCGGCGGTGTCGGCGGGCGTCGCTATCGCTTGCAGCCGTGCGGAATGCATCGCCGCCAAGATGGCGGCATTGAGTGCGATGGCATCGCTTACGGCCTGTTCGTGGTCTGTGCCGAGGCCGTGAAATTTGCCGGTGCGGGGGTCACGATAGCGGTAGTAGACGCGATCCGTGCGGGCGTCGTGGTGGCGGTATAAGTTATCTGGCAGGTCTTTATTGCCTGCCCTGCGCGGGCGTGTCATGGCGGCCATGATATCAAGCCGCGTTCAAGATCCTTGATGCGCGGTCGGACAAGCCAGCGGCATCAGGTGCGGGCGACTCTGCCGGGCAATATCGCGCATGCTCCTGGACCATCAAACGCCGTCCGACTTTGATCGGCGCCGGCACGATGCGGCCGCTCTTCGCCCATGCGCGCAAGGTGTGAATTTTTGGGGCGGGGCGGAAGTTGTCTTCTGCCCAGGATTCAAGGGTGATGTGCATCAGGCGTTACCCGCCAGCAAGCAATACATCTCCGCTCCGGCATCCAGCGCAACCTTAAGCATGGCGTCCCACTCCTGAATCGATACCCGATAGAGCCCCGCTGGCCAGTCGCTGCTCAGGCGATAGAAGCCGTAATACACCACGCCATCTATCACATCATGGACGTTCACCTCGCGGTCTCCCTGGCGCAGAGTCAGGCCTTTGATCGGGGCTGCGTTCATTGATTAATGTCCTGATGATGCTCGGTTTTCCGCCAAGGATGATCCGCTGCCGGCTTGGTCTGCTTTTGCTGCTCAAGTTCAGCGACAAGCATGCCCTTCAGGCTTCGGATCGCGTTGCGTCCTGGCCGGCCTTGAAGGTGTGCAATGCACTCGCGTATCACCGCTTCACGCTCGGTCATCCGCGCCCCCGTTATTTCGTCCCCACACCTGGTGCGCTTGCCCGGTACGGGAATTGTCGAAGGTGGCCAGCAGGGTCCAGCCGGCGCCGCGCAAGCAGGCTTGTTTGGCGTGGTTGTCGGCGGCTGTGGTTGTCAGGGCGTAGTCGTAAAGTTCGGCGCTCAGGGTTTCAGCCTGGCACTGTTCCAGTTCGCGGCCGTGGCCATTGCCGCGCTGGTCTGCGGCAACCCAGAAGCCGTGGCACCACGCCACCTGGGGCATGCTGGGCAATGGCTCGACGTGGTAAGCGCCATTCGGGCTGGTGTATCTCATGCTGCCATCCTTTCCATGTTCTCGATCGCGATCGAGATTTCCTCGTTGTTGGCGTGTTTTTTGATGACTCCAACGGGCAACTTTAGAAACGCGCGATGCGTCGCCATCAGCGCAGCCCGGCCGGCTTCGACTTCCGTTTCAGTCAGCGGGCTGACTAGCGCCAGCTTGCGGCTGATACGGCGGAGCGGTTCGGTGTCAAGGGCAAACCCCTCGGCGTCTGCGATGCGCGTCCAGCAGTCTGCCCAGCCCAGCAGCGCCGGGGCAATCTCGCAGTAGCCGCCATCCCATTCGCGCATGATTGGCCGCCCGCCGGCGTCGTCCAGGTAGCCGGTTTCCAACTGCTCGAACAGGGCGAACAGCGGTTGAAAAACCACCATCGCTTCGTCGATGCCTGGCCGGCGCTGGCTGCTGTACAGGGGGATGAGCCGGCGCTTTTTGCGGGGCTTGGCGGATTTAGGCATCTCCGCCTACTCTGAAGGTTGCGCCATCCGGCCCGTCGATGGTCATGGTGGCGTTATTCCGGACCATCAAATCGCGCAAATCCGCCACGGCCTCGGCTACGGACTTTTCGCCCAGATCAAGTTGCGGCGCGGCTTTGATCTTGATCATGGTTTCCTCGCCGACCTGTTCCGCGATGATGGCGGTCTCGCGCCCGGCCGGGGCGAAGGTGGCGAGAAAAATCAGGTCGACAAACTCATGGCCGCGCAAGGTCATGGGGTCAAACTGGAACTTGCGCAGCGTCACGTCCATGAACTCGACGCCGGCAATTTCCAGTTCCATGTGGCGCATTTCGCCCGCCCATTTGATCGGCGCCATCTTGGGATAGCGTTTGCCGCCCTCCGGGGTAAACAGCATGCGGCGCAGCGTGGGGTCAAACTCAAGCAGGATGTCCGAGCTGGCGATCAGTTGCAGCTTGAGGTCGACCATCAGATGTTTCTCATCGTCCGGCCCTTCCTTGCGGATGTTGATGTGTTCCAGCGTGGCGTGTTGCTCGATCTCGATAGGCATGCTCAGTCCTTTGCTTTGCCGGGTTTCTTTGCGGCGGCGTCGTCCGCCACCTGTTTGCGCACCGCTTCCGGGTCAACGCCCCATCTGTCGGCCAGGGTCGCCATTGCGGTCGGGGTGCTGGTGGGGTCGTTGCTGTAGCTGGCGACGTGGATATGTCCGGCGAGTGTGGCCAGGCGCAGGAATCCGTACAGCTCGCCTTTGTCCATTTCCATGATGTCGGCGGCGAGTTTGTAGGTGTCGGCGCGCTCGATCTTTTCGGTACCGCCGCGCAGCATCTTGACGATCAGTTTCTGCGTTTCGAAATCCCGCAACTGGTACAGGGTGTGCGCCAGGATTTGCAATTCGCTCATATCAAACGGCATCGTGCCGGCGCTGAACACAATGCACGCCGCCAAACGCTGGCGGTAGGCGGTTTCCTGGCGGGCGACTTTCTCCCGCTCGCGGTCCGGGTTGCTGCTGCCCCGTGTAGGCGGTGGCGGCGGCGGCTCAATGCCTTGTTGCCGCAACACGGGGGCCAGATCGGATTGCGCGACACACTCGACCAGGGTTCCGCTGCGGGCATGTTGCACCAGGACGGTGGGAATCGCGCCGCCGGCGCCGGCGAGCAGGTTGCGATAGGTGGGCAGCGCGGCGGTCTGGCGTTCTTCCCACGCTTCCAGATCGGCATCGTACTTGTCATCAGCCGCTTGATAGGCCTCGATGGTTGCGGCGTCGGCATCCTCATCGGGTTCATCTGGCGGTTGCGGTTCAGGATCATCCAACACCTTGGCCAGATGTTTGGCCGCTTCGCAGGGCATGTCGAGGGCGACATAACCGCTGGCGCTGTCGGTCTCGCCGAGTGCGTAGTAGCTCGGGATGATCTTTTCGGCGGCGGGCCCGGTGATGATGGTCTTGCCGTTGGCTTCAGCTTCCGCGCGCTGGCGATCTACCCAGGCCGCGCGCTTGGCGCCGAAACAATCCGGGTCTGTGCAAACGTCTGCACTCGCCACGTCGGCGAACAGCTCCGGCTGGTTGCCGCTGCGTTTGGGGCAGGTGCCGCAAGGCCCGGCGTCGGCCAGATCAAGCGCGTTGACGTCAAACGGCGCGGCGGCCAGGCGCAGCATGTAGTGATTCTGGGCGCGCTCGGCGGCCATGCGGTACGACATCGGGCCTTGCCAGCCGCTGGTGATGTCGGCCAGATACTTTTCCTGCAGCGCGGCGCCGGGGATGCGTGCCACCAACAGCGCGGTGCTGGCGCCGAGCTTGCCGGCGCGGAAGGCCTCGCGCGCTGCCGGTACCAGCGCGGTGAGCTTGAGGCGGGCGTAAACGTAAGCCTTGGATTTGCCGATCTTGTCGGCGAGTTCTTCGGCGCTGTAGGCGTGGCGCTGCATCAGCAGTTCGTAACCCTCGGCCTCTTCGAGCGGGTGCAGGTCTTCACGGTGGAGATTTTCAATAATCTGGAACTCGACCGTTTCTTGGTCGCTCAGGTGGCGAATCAGCACCGGCACCAGGGCCAATTCCGCCACCTGCGCAGCCCGCCAGCGGCGTTCACCGGCAATGATTTCGAAGCGCGGGTGGTCAAGGTCAATGATTTGCTCATGTGGCCAGGGGTGCGCCAGGCCGTTCCAGGGCCGCACCAGGATCGGTTGCAAAATGCCGTGCCGGCGGATGCTTTCGGCCATTTCGGCAATCTTGTCGGGCGGGAATGTCTTGCGCGGGTTGGTGGGGCTGGGCGCGAGGTTTTGCGCGGGAACATGCTGGGCATCCAGTCGGGCGGGTTCTGGCGTGGGCTCTGGCGTGGGCGCTTCCGGCGCTTGTGCCAGCCGCAGCTCATCCAGGCTGTTGCCGTCTTCCAGCCAGAGTTCCACCCAGCGCGGCTTTCTGCCGCGACCGCTCCAGGTCATGCCTAGAGTCGGGTGGCGGTACTGCACGGCGTGCATAGCGGGCAGTTTGTCGCGGGCAGTCATGCGGCCTCCTTCCACTCAACCCGGCGCTTGGCCTCGCCGATGATGCGGACCACCACCGCGCGCGCCGCGTGACCCTGCTCGATATTGCTTATTGCGAGCTGCTGGGCATTGTGCGCGTCGTACTGATCAAGTACTTCGATCTCGGTAAGGTCGGCGCTGTCAATCAGCAGCAATGCCAGGCGGCCAGGTTCCGGCGCGGCTACCATGGCGCGGGTGGCGAGCGCGTGCGTCAGCTCATCAAGTGCGTCGGGGATTTGCTCAGGCCGCTCGACCTTGAGGGTTTCTGCGAGCTGGGAAAAGATCAGGTTTGCGGCGCAGACATCGTTTCTCAGGTCATGGATGATGCGGTCGCGGTGTGCCAGGTCTACTTGCAGGGCGCGGATAATCGCCGTCTTGTCATCATGGGGCGCGGTTTCGCTTACCGGGTTTTCATCCCCGGATTGTTTCGCGCTCGCCGCCGGTGCGCTCATGACGTGCGCCCCCGCCTCGGTAGTGGGGTCGATGTCCGCCGCGGGGCCCTCGGGCTTGCCATTCCATTCCGCCGCTTGATTCGGCGTCATGTACCAGTTCGCGCCGTCGCGTTTTTTCATGATGATCTCGCCGCGCGTCAAATGCCCGCCAAGGATGCCTTGGACGTTCTTGGTGGGACAGTTCATGCCCCGCTCTTGCGCCTTGGCGGCCAGATCGCTGCCGGATAGGGGGCCGTGCTTGACGATCAGGGCGGCAAGTTGGGAGTTTTTCGATTCGGATGCCATGCGGATTTCCTCTATGGATGGTGCTGTGATGGGTTTCAGGGCAGTGGGCCAGTAGACGTTTTGCGTTACGTCGCCGACGGTGTGGCGCATGCTGGTAATCAAGCGCGCATCGATGAGCTGTTCGAGCGCGTCATGGATTTCGTCTGGCAGCGCGATGGTGCGGGCCATGGCGCCGATGTCGCCTTGGCTGATCGGCCGCATGCTGCTGATCGGCCGGATCAACGCCAGCACGGCGTGCGCGGTGGGTGTAAGGTCGGCGTAGCGGCTCATGCTGCCAGCAGCGCGGTAAACAGCGCCCAGAACGCCCAACCAACACAGCCGATGAACAAACCCAGGGCAGTCATGCAGGCGACATAGACAAATGGAAACCGGATCATGCGGCGCATGGCGTGGCCTCTTGGTTAATGTTCAAACGGCGCCAGCCTGGGCGGGCAAACGGGGCGACGATCACCTTGCCGGCGCGGGTCAGATACAGCCCGGCGCCCTGGTGGTGCGCCAGGCGCACCGCTTCGGAAACACGGGTGGTGCCGGGAAGGATCGTGAAAATGGGGAAAACGCGGGTCATGCTCCGGTTTCCTCTTGCATGCCGTGTTTGCGTAAAAAGGCGGGGATGTCGATGCGGTCTGCCGTGTCCGCGACAGGGGCGTTCGCGGCGATGTGCCAATCTGCTGGCCACTCCATCGTCGGCACGAGCGAGTTTGCGATAGCAGAAGCCTCGGTTTGGGCGATGACTGCCGTGGCGCGGTTGTACAACTCCCAGTTCGCAATGGTTTTGCTCGGGTAAGTGTCGCTATGCCGTACCGCGTCGCGCAGTACTTCGCGCATTTCGTAGGCGGCGGCGATCAGCGCGCGCGCTTCGTCGTGGCTCATGCCTTGCACGCCCCAAAGGGCGAGTGGGTCCAATATCGTCATTGCCAGACTCCCGTCTCCGCGCGGCACCATGCCGCGCCTGCCTGTCGGTTACTCGGCTGTTTGGAGTGCGCCCGCTCGGGGTGGCCAGCCTTTGGCCTGCTCTCCGCTGCCTGTTGGGCCTGTCACCGTCGGCTAATTGGCGTTGCGCCGGTGAGGGTGTCCGCTGGGTGGCGGTGGAGTAAGGTAAATATATAAGCACGATTGTATTTGTGTCAACAAGCATGCTTATATTTCATGGCAAAATGAAAACGCGGCCGATTTGACCGCGTCTCAGGAGAGCAGAAATGAATTTAGGTGAATGTCTGGGGAAGTGGATGGTGCGGACTGGAAAGCGGCTGTTACACAAGCCGGTGGAGGAATGCCGGCATGAGTGGGAGATCACGCATGGCTGCATGAGCCATTTTCATTACGCCTGCAAGAAGTGCGGTGCGATGGATCGAGTGGAGCCGCGTTTTGGACTGACGCGATACCGCCCTGGCAGCGAAACCCCGCTTTACTGGTCGCCCTCTTCGCCGTGGTCGGAGTACAAGGCGCGACGGGCGGAGAGCAACGCATCCACCAGTTCCTCGTAGGTGTAATCGCCCGCGACCTTGTCGTTCATGCCATGCACGGTATCGGCAAAAAGGAACTTCAAGGCGGTGTCTATGTTCGATACCGCCTTGGCTGGATCAGCCAGGAACAGATTTTTGTGGGTTTTGTTGATGTCTTTCATGTTCAGTCCTGCCAACTGGTGATGATGCTGTAGCGTTTGAAATTCAGACCAGCTCCGGTAGGCCAAGCCAAACACCATACGACCGATCCCCACCTCCTTTGATGACCGCCGGGCAGGTAGTGATGGCAGGTAGTCCTTCTTCCTTGGCAAGGCTGCGGTATTCCTTGGCGGCTTCGCGTGGCAAGTAGCCAATTAGATGACCTGCGATTTTGACTGCAACCGCATTGCGATCATGCGGGTTGTTGTTTTCCATCTCCAACTGCGCCTGAACATATTCGTAGCCGGCGGGGATATTCTGAACGATGCCGCTCAACGCTTCCTGGTAATGGGATTCTCCAACAATCTCTTGGTTGAATACTTGCCCGCTGCTGAACGGATGGGGTTCATTAAAGGCATCTTCACGCGAGGCATAGGCCTTGATCGGGCCAATATCCGACTTGCTGGTCAGTAGCTCATAAATTGCCCAGCCGATGAAAGCAAGGATGATGATCCACATTACTTCCATGGTTTTCCCTCTTTTCTAATGCTGAACTGAATGACTTTACCAACCGGTAGATCATTGGCTGCCGCGCAGGCCTTCTGGCGTGGCATCAAGATCGTTTTCGGCAGGTTCGAGATAGAACTCGATCATCTTGGCAACCCGGTATTGCTCACGCTCCGAAAGTGTCTGCATGCGACGAGTTACCTGTTTTACAGGCTCGCTAACATGGTTATCAAACATCACTCCCTCACCAGTAGCCAGCCATAACGCGTTTACCTGGCATGCGTTGGCAAACTGGACTGTAAACTCAGAGCCATTGGCAGATAACGATTTTTCCAGGCCTGAAATATTTGCTTGCGTACACACCCCGCCAATGCCAACAGCAAGTTCGGCTTGGGTAAGCCCAGCATGTAGCCGAGCAGCGCGTAATCGTTCTCCATATCTCATAAGAGTCAGGTTACAAGTCAGGTTGTGAATATTCAAACAAGCCGGCTTATTGACAAAAATACAATCATGCTTATATTCTTGACGCATGGCACTCGAACCCCTCAAAAAAGCTGTTCACCTGATCGGTGGGCAAACAGCCACCGCGAAGGCGGTCGGGCGCGGCATCAAGCAGGCGCACGTTTTTAACTGGCTGAACAGCCCGAATCCGGACCTCACGCCCCCCGCTGAATACTGCCCCGCCCTGGAACGCGCCACCGCCGGCCAGGTGAGGTGCGAAGACCTGCGCCCCGATGTGGAATGGTCAGTTTTGCGCTGTAGTTGCGACGAAAAAGCGGCGGCATGAATACCCAACCCCAGCGAGGAGAGAACGACGCGGTGTGCAGCTTGCTGCCTGCTCTGTCCAATGCCGCGATAGGCGGACAAAACAGTCGTGACAGCCGGAGAGACGGCACCCTACAGACTCCCTGGCTGCGCGCCGCGATTCGCGCAGCTTTGCCCGCCGGCCGCGTCTCCCGCGTCGTCGGGCTTTTTTTTGCATCACCGCTGGCCGGTCGGAACATATCGGCTACTCCTTGGCTTTCTCTCTCAAGCCGTTTCGGCTCCCGGCCAGCTCGCCTGGCCGGGCTTCTTAATTCAGGCTATGCGCGCCGGCATGGCGCGTAAACCATAAACGCCCCCGCTCGATATGACTCTTCGCAAAGACCCGATGGATCAACTCTCCGCGCTCTACCTGGTGGCGCAGAAATACCCCGGCGGGGTGCCGGCGTTGGCGGTACGGCTGGGGGTGGCGGCTTCGACGTTGTATGCCCAGCTGCGCGGTGATGAGCCGCTGCAGGTGGATCGGCAGGATGCCATCCTGCATTTCGCGCGCCAGGCGCGGGTGGCGAACTGGACTCAGCCGCTGCATGCGAAGGCGCATGAACATGGCGGCATTTTCGTGGCGCTGGCCGATCTGCCGGTTGAGTCGGATGCGTTGACCCAGTCGATGTTGCTGGCGGTGAAGGAATTCGGCGATCTGGCCGGGGTGGCGGCGGCGGATGTGGCGGATGGTGCGATCAGTCAGCGCGAGCTGGTGGAGATCGAGCGTGAGGGGTATGAGGCAGTTTCGGCGATCACGGCGTTTGTCGAGCTGTGCCGCGTGCGCGCGCGGGGTTAGCCATGCGCTTGCCGCCGTATGCCCGCGAGCTTGCCGATGCTCGCAAGCTGGGGTTGGTGCCTGCACTTCCGGGCGGTTATTTCTTGGTGGCGCTGGGCTGGTCGGCGTCGCGCTATGCGCCCAGCCAAAATCGTTATCCGCGCGTGGTGTTGCCGCTGGATGTGGCGATTCAGGACTATGACTTGCGGCCGCTCGCGGGGCTGGATTTGATGCTGATCTATGAGGCCTCGGACTCCGGCCGGGTGCAGGAGGTGGCGGATTGTCTTGTGGCGATTCGGCCGCGCACGCTGACGTCGTTTGCCATTACAAATGGCGAGATGGTCGCCGGCACCTGGCACGATTGGCATGAGCGCGGCCAGACCCTGGTGGGGGGCCGCGCGCATGGCGCTTAAGCTGATCAAGGCGGCGCCCGAGCAGGATGCGGCGTTCAAGGATGCGCACTTGGATGGCGGGCCTGGTGATGGTGACAGCGGATGTTTCGGCCCGGACGGCCGGCGCATCATCCAGCATGATGCGGGCCAGTTGCCGCGCATCCTGGATGAGTTGGGCGCGGCGCTGGGGGAGTTCTGCCGCGACGGCGGCAATCTGTTTCGCTGGGGTGCGGGCTTGAGCCGGGTCTATGTGGCGGCGGAAGATTCCGAGGATGGCCACAAGATCAAGCGCCATGCCGGGGCGGTGTCTCTGGTGGCGGTGGGTGCGCCGCATTTGTGCGAACTGGCCGGGCGCGCGGCGTCGCATGAAAAATACGACGGCCGCGCGGAGAAGTACAAGGCCTGTGATTGTCCGGCAAAGACGGCTGAGGCTTACATGGCGCGCGGTTTTTGGCCGGAGATTCCGTTGCTGAACGGGTTTGTGGAGTGCCCGACGCTGACGCTGGATGGTCGCGTGCTGGATGTGCCTGGCTACGATGCGGCAACCGGGTTGTTTGCGGCGTGGTCTGATTTGCCGGGCTTTGTCTCGCCACCCCGCGCCCCTAGTTTGCGAGATGCCGCTGATGCGGCGGATGAGCTGGCAAAAGCGATCGATACGTTTCCGTTTGTTTCTCCGGCCGATATTTCGGCCGCACTGGCCGGGATGATTTTGGCGGTGTGCCGGCGCAGCCTGCCATCGGCCCCCATGCTGGCGATCACGGCGCCGACACCCGGCACCGGCAAGAGCCTGCTGGCCGATACGATCAGCCTGCTGGCTACCGGCCGGCGTGCGAGCGTGATGAGTCTGGGGCACGACGACAACGAAGCCGAGAAGCGTATCGACGGCATCCTGTTGGCGGGCGATCCGATCCTGAACATCGATAACGTGGAGCGTCCCCTGGGCGGCGATCTGCTGAATCAGATCCTGTCGCAGCCGGTGAAGAAGGTGCGGCCCCTGGGCGGCTCCGGCATTGTCGACGTGCCGACCTGCGCGATCATCGCGGCGACCGGCAATAACCTGAGCATCGACGGTGACCTGAAACGGCGGGTGACGATGATCCGCCTGGATGCAAAGCTGGAACGCCCCGAACTGCGCGCCTTCGACGGCGAGCCGCATCTGGATCGCATCGCGCGGCTACGCGGCAAGCTGGTGGCGGCTGCGCTGACCATTCCCCTGGCTTACATGGCGGCCGGTTCGCCAAAGAGCGATGCCCCGGCGCTGGGCGGTTTTGAAGATTGGGACCGCATCTGTCGCCAGCCGTTGCGCTGGATTGGCCTGGCCGATCCGCTTGAAGCCTCTAGCCAGTTGCGCGCTGAAGACCCTGACCTTGAAGCCCTGCTTGCCCTGCTGACCGCGTGGTTTGACTTGTATGAGGGGTCTGCGCGGAGTGCGGCGGACATCATCCGGGAGGGGATGGCGGTTGGCGAGGGGATGGACATCGGAGCGCCAACGCGGCCGGAACTGCGCGAGGCGCTGTTGCTGGTCAGCGGCGGGCGTCAGCCGACATCGCGCAGTCTGGGCAGTTGGTTACGCCGCCGCAAGGGCCGTGTAGTGGGCGGCAAACGATTTGTGATGCTGCCGCAAGATCGAAACGGCATCGCGCGTTGGCAGGTGGCGACGGGTGAAGCGGGTCTGGCTGTAGACGATCTTGTCGAGGATATCGACATGTAGCCACGCACCGTCACCTCTCTCTGTTTGGCCGGCGAACCTGTTTTCAGGGCGCCTTAGGTGGGTGTTTTTCAAAATATGGGTAATTTTCTTTAGAAGTGCGGGGTTTGCGGGGTTTGCGGGGTTTGTTGCTTAGAGCCGTGTGAAAAGTGTCAGTGAGACAGTGACACTTTTTAGTATCTAAAAGCCAGAACGCCCGCAAACCCCGCAAACCCCGCAGATTGTTTTTTTCTGGAGGTGCATGGTGGCGATTGATACGACGATGGATCGACTGTTGGACGACTGGGGTTGGTGGGTGAGTCACCGCGATTCGGGCGGCTATCACTGCCGCTCGATCGAAGGCCGCTACCGTCCTCCGCGGGTTCCAGGCGACGAGGAACGCAACCCGATCCGGATGCTGGATGAGCGGGCTTGTTTGAACGTGGAGCGTGCGGTGTCCCATCCAGAGTTCCCGCACTTGGCGCGTGTGCTCCTCAAGGGTTGGTATGTGCTGCGCATCAGCCGCGAGAAGATCGCCGGCAAGGCGGGCATCCCGCGCAGCGCGTTCGAAGATCGCCTGGCTTGGGCAGTGACGATGCTGCGCAATCGACTGGACCACGCCACCCGCGCCGGCCTATCCTCTCCGCCTTTGCGGTCAATCTCGCAACCTGGCTTGGGAGACCGTGGTAAAGGATGGCTATGACTAAGATCATCTCTGAAGCAACGTGGCTCAGCGTGTTGCGCGCGTTGCATGCCGTCTATGGGGCAGACAAACTCTTCTGCGCTAAGGAAGTCGAACGGACGAACGATATTGCGTTGAGATCAGCCATAGAGGACGCAGTCAGCGGCGGTAGCGTGTTGGCGTGTTTCAAGAGTCAACGCAACATCATCCATGACGGGCTGAGATTGACGCGCATCAGGAGTGGTCCTCATGGCTGTAGAACATGCGGCTGGATTATAGAAAAGCTTGACAATTCAAAATTCGTTTCTAGAATCCGCAGCAACGAATCCGACTGACCGTGACCAGTAGCCCGCCGAATGGCGGGCTACGAACGACCAGAGAAACCCAAGCCCGCATGGCCTAGCCTGCGGGCTTTTTGCATTACGTTATGACTATCCGATCCCCTAGCCCCTGCCGCCACACTGGATGCCCGGCGTTAGTGCGGGATGGGTCTGGCTACTGCGACAAGCACCAGGCGGCCGGATCATTCGCCGATACGGCTAGAGGCAGCCGCCACGAACGCGGTTACGGCACGGAGTGGGACAAGCAGCGCAAGCGCATCCTGCGCCGCGACAAGGGCTTGTGCCAGGTGGATCTGGCAGCAGGCAGATACCGGCCAGCGAAAGAGGTGGATCACATCGTTCCGAAGTCGCAGGGCGGAACAGACGATGACAGCAACCTGCAATCGATCTGCCACGAATGCCACCAGGCGAAGACGGCGGCAGAGGCAAAGGCGGCGCGCGGCTAGCAGGGTGGGGGGCATGAAAAGTCTGTACTCCTGAGCCTCGGGAC